TCAAAACGCAAAAAGGCGATGACGTTGAAGCAATTGTTGAAGCAACTAACGATTTGAAAGACGCAAAACTCAAGTTGGCTGGGGCAAACGACGCTCTGGCAGTTTCGGAAACAAACGTCAATACAGCTCAAAAAGTTCAGGCCGAATCGGGCTATGCACAAGCGTTTCAAAAGCAAATAGCAGATGCCAAAAAATTTGCTTCGAACCTTGAATACCTCACTGGCTACGGTTTAACCAAAGCAGGACTTTCCCAGCTCATAAACCTTGGCCCTGTAGCAGGTTTAGCAGTTACCCAGGACCTAATTACCAGTGCTAATGGCATGACACTTGCAAGTTTTAATGAATCCCTTGCTGGCCTTGCATCGTCAGCTGCAGGTCTTGGACTTGCTGCAGGCAACGCTTTCTTTGGTGGCAATGTAGCTGCAGGACAAACAGCACTTGACCAAGCAAAGAACTACCAAATCACAGTGAACGCTGGCCTCGTTTCTAACCCTGCCCAAGTTGGTAGGGATATTATTGAAGCCATCAAATCCGCCGAACGCCTATCGGGCCAAGTTTTTGTGTCCGTATGACCCAGCCACAGCTTCAAGTCCTAATTGGTTTTCAAACCACTGTCGGGTTCGGTCAACCGTTTCAACTCAACGACGCTTTTTATGGTGTTCTTGACACTGCAGGTCGTGGAACTTTAGGTGGCGTTCAATTTTCTGATGTCACCGAATTTGTGCAGTCCGTTTCAATCACTCGTGGTCGTTCACGCCAACTTGACGAGTTCAACTGTGGCACCGCACAAATAAACCTTTGGAATAAGACACGAACATTTGACCCTTTAAATCAGTCGTCCCCTTATTGGATTGGGGCACCCACCAATCAAACAGGTGTTGTTCCCCGTTTGCCTGTTCAAATCCTTGCCAATGGAATCTCCATCTACACAGGTCTGGTCACGGATTGGGACATTAACTATGATTTAGGTTTTAACGACACTGCCACGGTTCAATGCGCTGACAACTTTACAGTTCTGTCAAACCAGCAACTTAACGCCGTTACGCCATCAGTTGAAAACACTGGCGCACGAATTGACAACGTTCTGAATTACAGCGAAATTAATTATCAAGGAGCACGTTCCATTGATGCTGGTTCATCGACCCTCGGTGCTTTTGCAATCGACCAAGACACCAATTGCTTGAATTATTTGCAGCAAATTAACACATCAGAGCAGGGCTTCCTGTTTATGAGCGCAAACGGCACCCTTACTTTTAAAGGTAGGGCTAGTGTTCTAAACCAAGTATCAGGAGCCACATTCAATGGCGACGGCACAGGCTTACCTTTCAACAGTCTCGTGAACCAATATGGCGATGAGCTGCTCTACAACTACATAAACACCCAATCACCAGCAGGCGCTGTGCAAACAACAAGCAACGCCACATCAATCGCACAATACCAAGCCCAGCAATACAGCCTCCTGAGCCTCCTCAATAGCACCACCACAGAAGTCGCTAACCTTGGGTCTTACCTTTTGGGCCGATACCAAAACCCAATTTTGCGGTTTAACGGATTACAAAGCCAATTGTCAGCGATGACAACGGCACAACAAAACATTGCACTCAGCCTTGACTTGACGAGCATCTGCACAGTCGTCAAAAACTTTGTTACTGGCACACCTTCAAGCAACAGTCAAACCTTGATTGTTTCAGGAGTTAACCACAGCATTACACCAGGCAACCACGTCATTTCATACACTTTCGAGTCAACAGATGCCAATTCATATTTCACCCTAAACGACAGCATTTTCGGTACTCTTTCCACCAGCAATCTTTTAAGTTTCTAGAAAGGAAACAACAACATGGCAGACCAGACCTTCACAGCAGGCCAGATTCTCACGGCTTCGCAGATGTCCGCGCTTCAATCCAACATTGGACTCGTACCGATAACGCCGACGAGCGTCACAAACGCAACCCTCACAGGCAATGTGGCTGCCATAACTTCTGGACAATCAACAATTACTTTGTCGGGCGTTTTTACCTCATCTTTTGAGTCATACAAAGTCATCATTACAGGAATGAGAACCTCGGGAACTCAAACCGTTTACATGAAATTAAACAACTCAACTGGTTCAACATATAACTACATAATCACTTATTTTAGTTATTCAAGTTCTGTAAGTGTCAACGCAAACTCATCCGCTGATGCCAATGGAATGGCAATTGCTTTTGGCGCAACAACGACTACCAGTTCAGAAACAGAGATATTTTCGCCGTTTGCAGCAACAGCAACAACATTCAGAGGTTCTAACCAAGGGCCAGCAAACCCAACAACAATGGTGGGTATTGACACAAACGCAGCAAGTTCAGCAAACCTTATTTTGACTGTTACATCAGGTTCATTTAGTGCCGGCAACATTCGCGTATACGGATACCGATAATGCGTAAAAGCCTAATTCTATTGGTTATTTGCGCATCGCTCACCGCTTGTGCAGACCGTGAACGCCTCAACTGCCCACCAACCAAAAACAAAGCACTTTCGAGCGTTACCGAGTCAACCATCAATGAAACAACAACAGTTCCCCAATACGGCACAGGAGGCAAGTGCAGATGAAACCCGACAACAGACACAGCAATGAAGAAATTAAAGCGCGCATAGTTTTGATTGTTGCAATCGGTTTAACAATCTCATTCGTAGGTTCGGTGTTCACGATTTTGTACGGACTGCTATTCGTCACACAACCTGAAAAAATGGCCGAATTGGACTCAGCCCAGATAAACGTCCTGAGTTATATGCTTTCCACACTGGCTGGCGGTTTGATAGGCGTGTTGGCAGGTAATGGTTTGAAGGACAAACCAAAGGACCCACCAGCATGAGCGTTCGCGTCTATCCCTACTACCCAGCATGGGATGGCAAAACCACACAACCAGTCACAAGCAAACTTGTAGAGCTGTGCAAAGCACGTTGGGGTCTTGTCTCGTTAGGCACCTACGCCAACAGACCAATGCGAAACAATGCAGGATTATCCGTCCATGCCACTGGGTATGCAGCTGATTTGAAATACAAAGATGAAGCCCAGGCGCGCATCATCTGGGATTGGTTTCTTGCCAACTCCAAGGCTCTTGGACTGTGTGAAATGCACTGGTATGCCTATGGTGAGTACGGCGCGGGCTACCGCTGTTCTCGTGGCGAAGGCAAAGCAGGAGTCAAGATTTTCACAGCTGATGACAACGCTGGTTCCTATCAAGGCTCGCCAAATTGGTTCCATATTGAACTAGCAAATCAAACTCCAGAGAACTTTGAAAAAGTCTTTCGAGCATTGAAATAAGAACTCTCAGCTTGTTTGAGCGAGCTGGGGCTAGGTGGTGGGTATCTTTGTTTCCATTGGGATATCCACCACTGACTTCGCAAATTGTGTATAGTCACATTCAGCCACTCAAAGGGCTTTAACCAAAGGAAACACATCATGCCAAAAATCATCTTCGATTTACCGTTGTTCAGGAGTACAGACCCTGAAACATCACGCCAAGTCTCACCCATGAAAGTTGGCAGCCATCGCGCCATCCTTCTCGCCATCTATGCAGACGCCATCCTTGGCCTCACCGATGAGGAAGCAGCCCTTCGAGCATCAGCCCAAGGCCACGAAATAAAGGGCTACTGGAAGCGATGCTCAGATTTGCGCACTGCAGGGCTAATCCATGACCTAGGCATCCGTAGGACGCTCTCAACAGGCTCTCAGGGCATTGTGTGCGCCGTCACACAGTCAGGTCTTGACATGGTTAGGGGCTGGGCATGAAAAACTACACCCACGAACAAATGTTTATAGCAGTCCTATTTGGCTGGTGCCTCTCATGGGCCTATTTCAAGCTCCTAAACCGCTACTGGAAGAACTAATGCTTCCTACCTGGGGATATCTTCCGTTAGTGTCTAAAGACAAGTTGACACTCGTTCAAATCTTCACGGATTTGAAAACAGGTGAACATATCAGGATTACAGTCGCACATCGCTTGGCTCCCTACCTGAGTTGGTCACCGCCTATCGAAGTAGAGAGAACCTGAAACGCATCATGGCACTAGCCCTTCTCACCGTCCTGTCCGTCCCAGCTCACGCAAGTGCAGCTTCTAATTCATGCCCTAAATGGGAACCGCTACTGGCTCGGCATTTCCCTGCCAAAGTAGTCCCCGTGATGAGCAAAATTGCTTATCGCGAAAGTCGCTGCAATGAGCGCAGCCTCTCAGTCGTCCGCAAGTCCACAGGACGCCCAGACGTTGGGCTGCTCCAGATTCAAGGCTCATGGGCTACTGTGACACGGGCAGTCTGTAAAAAACAAGATGTAGTCAAAGCTTTGCTCAATGCTGAATGCAATGCCAAAGTTGGTGGCTACCTGTACAAGAACGGTGGCCTTGGTCACTGGCGAGCAACCTCAGGAAAATAACAAAGGAAACAAATGGAAACAAGCACAGGCGAACTAATCGCCAAACTAACCAATCTCAGCCACAATTTGGCATTAGAACTACGCTTCAAAGAATCAAGCCTTGTGCTTGAAGCTGTTGGCGTTCTGCACACATTGCCAACGCTGGCTGAAAAGGTCAGAGATTCATGGCACCCATCGTTTAACACCAGTGGGCCATCCAAAGGAATCAGTTACATCAGTTCAGTCAAAATGGTTGACGCTGATGAGTGAATACACACACAACGATGACGTCGCTGATTTGCTCTACGCAAAAGAACAAGAGGTTGAGTTCCTTAAAAAAGCTATTGTCAGGCTTAGCGCTGAACTAGACCGCTTGGAAAAGGAACACGCCCGTGGCCTTTAACCTTGACGATTACGAACCAGTAGCCAGCAGACTTGACAGGTTCTTAAAAGCTCACCCTGATGCTCGTGTCATTACTGACCTTGTGCATTACCTGAGCGACATTGCCGTATTCAAAGCAGAGCTGTGGCTTGATGGTGAAATTATTGCCACTGGTTGGGCAGAAGAAATCCGCGGACAAGGCAACGTCAACAAGACAAGCCACCTTGAAAACTGTGAAACAGGAGCTGTGGGGCGCGCATTGGCTAACGCTGGCCTAAGTGGTTCTGACTTCAACAAACGCCCAAGTAGAGAAGAGATGGGCAAAGTCCAAAGAATGCAAGGCGACACCCAAATCACTGAGCCTTCTAACCTTGCAAGCGACAAGCAACTGAACATGATTCGGGCCGTTTGCAAATCCATGGGGCGCACTGTTCCGTCAGGAATACAGGGCTGGACAAAAAGAGAAGCCTCACAATTCATTGACACGCTCAAAAGTGGTGAACAAGCAGCACCACAGTACGACACACCTGAGGAACCGTTCTAAGTGTTAGACCTATTCAGCCTTGTCATCATGCTTTCCGCAGTGTTCTGGTGTGGCTACCTATTAGGCCGTGACAAATGATTGCCATTTCAGAAGCTCAATTCCTCGCTCAGGTTAAAGCACTGGCGTTTCAATTTGGTTGGCTGACACATCACCAGGCTCCAATGCGCACACCTCGTGGCAACATAATGACTGGAGGTTCAGCAGGATTTCCCGACCTCGTCCTCTGCCATGAACAAAGAGGATTGGTATTTGCCGAGCTAAAAACCGACAAAGGAAAAGCCAGTGACCAACAAGTTGCCTGGTTAAGAACGCTGCATCCGCACGCTGAGTGCTACCTTTGGCGTCCATCAGACATCACCTTCATAGCCCAAAGGCTCTCCCAATGCTGATACTGGCTTGGTACGCCCTGCTAATATCCATCGGCATTGCCATCCTTCAAGGCGTACGCAAAGACTAAACAATGAATACAACTGAATACGACCAAGGCCACATAGGGGATTGCACTCTGTTGGTGTTCACACGGGAACGTGGGTAGAGCAGTGCGCCCCAATACTTGTGATGACTTACCTGAATGGCAGTGGGGATAAGCCACTGTGCAGAGTACGAACTTCATAAACGAGAATGGCTGACCGTCCTAAACACACCACCTGCCAGAGCTGCTTGCTCAAAGTGGGGGCTGGCACAAACCACAACACTGCTCACACACACGAAAGCAACCACAGGGCGAAGCCCAAGGGCGCTAGATAAACAACACAAAGGAAACCACCATGACCGCACACAACACCAAAGCACGAAGCCACTCAACATTCAAAGCCATACGGAAGCAACTCCTGGAACACGACAACCACTGTGCAATCTGTGGGAACGAAGCCAACACAATCGACCACATCAGGCCAGTAGATACGTTTACCAACCCAATAGATGCCAACACCCTGGACAACTGCAGGGTCCTATGCCGTAGCTGCAATTCCAGAGCTGGAGCGCGTTATGTCAACGCCAAAACAGCAGGCAAATTAACAAGTTACGAAGATGAAAAAATTGAACCAAAACAAGCAACTCATTACAAAACCCACCAAACAAAAGCGAACACACGTTTGACCACGCAAAGTGAAACAGAGTTTTTAGTTGCAACTGACAGGAAGCC